ATACAATCTTTATAGAAAAAATAAAAGATTAGAAGAGATCGTACTTAATCAAAGCAGCTTCGTTAACGACACTTTAGGGTTAACTGACGATTTTAACGCATTAGTAAACAAGATCGATATGACAATGTGGGTACAATCTGACCCAGAGTTATTACAACTTTTTGAAACCATAAAAGCAATCCAAGCTAGAGTTCAACAATTTACAGGAAGAAAATAAATCATGGCAGAAGATATACTAGCCGAAGCAGAACCGGATATGGGTCTTACCATTAAAGGTACTCCAAGAATAAGAAAACCAAAAACTAAGAATGTTTACTTTACTTCTGAAACTGAAGAGGCCATTCTAAGGTATCGTTTAGCTCCCAATCAGGCCGTAGCAAATCAGATATACAATAAAGAGATTCACTACGCTTTCTATAAGTTAGCCGAGAACATTATTCATACATTTAAGTTTTACTACACAGAAGTAGACAATATTGAAGATCTTAAGTACGAAGTTATCTCTTTCTTGCTTCAAAAATTGCACCTTTACGATCAATCAAAAGGTAAGGCGTATTCTTATTTTGGCACTATTGCTAAAAGATATCTTATTATATACAATCAGAAGAACTACAAGAAAATGGTTTCTAAGATGCAGGTTTCTGAGGTGGACAATTCTGAGAAGACGCACGAAAGTTTGGTCATAGGAACTGAGACAGAGGACATAAATAGAAACTCTGTTATTAATCAATTCATAGATGTGGTAGATAATAACTTGTCTCTAATGTTCGAAAAGGAAAGCGAAATGAAGGTGGCCGATGCCATATTAGAGGTGTTCAAAAAGAGGGAAAACATAGACATATTCAATAAGAAGGCCTTATTCATATACATAAAAGAGATCACGGACTGTCAGTCAAATACAATTACTAAGGTGATCAAGAAGCTAAAGGTGGCTTACAAAGACGTCCTGGATCACCATATAGAAAACGTTGACCAGTAATATTTATTTATAAAATCCTATGGAACTAGAAAAGGAAATCTTTCCAGGCAAGACTTTGGCACATTTGGTGGAAGAGGTATACAACAAGCACAAGTCTCAGGACTCAACAATAAAGTCAGAAATACTACGCTTGGCAGATATGATTGACGGCGTAGGCGATGCTATCGTTTTGGTACCCATGATCAAGGGCTTATTGGATTCTAGCCTTAAGAACGACGAAGTTTTAATAAAAATTCTTAGCGCTTTCCAAAAGTCTGCAGATGCCAAAGACAAATCGGTTGAAGACGGAGGTCTTTTAACAGAGAAAGACATTGAACAGCTAATGAGCGACGTTACTACAATATCTCAAAAACAAATAGCTAAAGCGTAATGGCTTATACCTTTGGACCAGATACTAGCGCGGATACCGGAAAATCTTTCGGTCAGTACTTTATAATAGGTAGGGTTAAAAATGTAGTGTACGGACAGTTTATTAACGGAACTAAAATCATAGACTCAGATTATAAAACTCCCGCTGACATAGGCAATATTGGATTTGAAATGTTGTATTCTGCATTGCCTGTTTCAATAAACAATAACATATCAAAGAACGCACGTCCTATCTTTAGTTTTATGAAACAGCTTCCTCTTATTGGAGAGATTGTTTTAATTATGATTGGGCCATCTAGCAAATTGAACGATTCCGCCGCAAGTCAAGATCTTTTTTATTTTCCTCCTTACGCCCTTTGGAATTCAACGCATCAAAACGCTTTTCCTAATATGTACGAATATAGGGACTACGTTAAAAAAGCGGCTAGTCAACCAGGCTATCAAGGAACGGCAGCTACCGGATCTGTTCAAAGCTTTCCATTAGGCGCGACTTTTCAAGAAAAGGCTAATATACGAAATTTAAAAATGTTCGAAGGAGACGTTCTATTAGAATCTAGATTTGGTCAATCCATAAGATTTGGTAGCACGGTACCTGAACAAAAATTAGAAAATCATTGGTCAAAAACTGGAAATTCTGGAGATCCTATAACTATAATAAGAAATGGTCAAGGTCGACCTTCTGATTCGAATCAATTCTTTTCTACGGTAGAGGACATAAATAGAGACATGTCTTCCATATATTTAACAGCAGGTCAAGAGGTGGTTTTAGAGGATTTGAATAACTTTCCATTAAGTTCCTTCCAAACTAAAATTAATCCTCAATCAGCAAGATACAATACTATTCCAAATAAACCAATATCCAACGAAATGGTATCAGCCGCTTCTCAGGATACTAAATCAGCTGGAAAATAATGTTTTCTCCCCAATTCCCATATATCGGCAATCAAATCATTATATCTAGTGGTAGGGTAATGGTGCACTCCAAGAACGACGCGGTATTCATCTTGGGTAAAGAAGCCGTTGGAATATCGAGTCCTAAAACAATTAACTTAGATGCTAACGAAAAAGTATTGTTAAACTGTAAAAAAATAGAGTTGGGAGATAGGGCAGAATTTTTAGGAGAGCCTATAATATTGGGAAAAACCTTTACTAGGGAATTAAAAAGAGTTATGGATTCTCTTCATTCTGCATCGGTAAGTCTTGCTCAGGCATCTTCTACTGACGTAGCTTCATCGATGTATGAGATACAAAAAGCAGGAAAAAAATTAGCAAAAAGCGTTGATACTTTTAGAAACGTTTTAAAGAATCAGGTAACGCTATCAAAAAATACTTTTACTAGATAATGCCATCACCAGCCGAATCGGCCCCTCAAAATAGTATAGGCACCACTACCGCAACCGGATTGGAGAAGGCCATTATTAAGATAAGCGGCGGCGTGATTGATATCGAGGGAAAAATAGATAATATACTTTACGGAGAATTTAGTTTATCAGAAGAGGAGTTGAAAACTGCAAGTCTTAAAAAAAAATTAAAGGACAGGGGCATAATTTCTATTCTAGACGTTATTGTTTCCGTTGATCTTTGTAATATACTAAATTACGCACTACAACAATTGCCGGCGGGCAAAGCTTTTAATCCCAATGACCCTCCACCCACTGATTTTTTGGGTAAAAAGAAATGGGTACTTCAAAATAAAGCCTACATAATTCAAACTTATATAGACTCGTACTACACTTCTTACGGCGACGCTAAAAATGCCAACAGCAAATTAGGACTTCAATCTTTGATAAAAGAAATAACTGATGCTTTTGGAGAAGTACTAGATCCTAACTCTGATAACGGTTTAAACGATCCAGAGTTATTACAAGAATTTCCAGAGATTTCTGTTTTTAATAACTTTATGGAAAATTCTTTGGGAGTTTTCAATCAGTACACGGATCTTAGAAATATTCCCAATCAGGATTTACAAAAGATCATACAATACGTAGATAAAATTAGGGGAATTTGTATAGCCATTCAAGGGCTAAACAGTGCAGCCGCAGTGGTAGGAATTGCAAACACTTTTTTAAGTGGAAAAATTCAAGAAGAGTTTGATAAAATAAATAAAATAATAGATCCTCAAAGAATTACTCCTTTTTTAAAATCAATAATTGAAACTGGAAGATCAATACTTCAAATTACTAGACTAATATCAGGCTATATTAACTTTGGCAGAATGATAATTAGAATATGTACTCTTCTGGTAAAAATATTTAATGCTATATTAAAATTCTTAACGTTTTTAGGAGTCCCCAATGTTTATACCACTTTAGGAATAAGTACAACTCAATCAATGGTTGCCGGTAAACAAGTTCAGACCACTGGTATAGACAAATCTCTAGAGAGACTAAAACAAATTAGTAGATTTCTTGGAGACATGATAAACTTTGTTGACAAAATTACCATAGGCATTCAAGAAGTGATAGGTAGAATTAATTTGCTTTTAACCAATTTACAAAATTGTTCTAACGTAGATACACAATTAATAAAAGATTTAGAAGATTTAAGAAATTCTTTAGAACAAGAAAATGAAATACTGAAGAGTTTTAAAACCACTTACGAAAACAATAAAAATAACAAAAAGAATACGTTTGCTAATTTTACCATACAAATTATAGAGGAAGAAACAACGGATATCGCACTAGACATAAAGAGAAGAAGGGGCATTGCTCTAGACTCTAACGGAAATTTGGCAGTAGAATCCACACCAACATTTGCCTCAGACGATACCATAATAACAAACGAAGTTAAACAGCTACTAGTTTCTAAGGGCTTCGTAAAGAGTTCTTACAACGATTTGAATTCTGACGAGATGAACACCATGAACGAAGCATTAAACTATTTGGAAGATCCCAATATTTCTATAGAGAGTCTGGAGATAAATAGCTTTGATGACGGCCTTGATAGCCCAGACAACGAAAATGAAGAGAGCGGTCTAGGATTGAATGCGTTTATGAATAAGCTTTCTGGAGGTAAGAAATTAAGACAGAGAATGAGAAAGACTATGGCCCAACAAGCTAGAACGCTTGCTTCTGACCTAAAATCTACAGATCCAAACGGTAATTATACCAAGACTATGGTTGCAAAACAAAATTCTAGTGCGAATAAATTAGAAATTGACAACATCAAGGATCAAATTACTGAGTGGAAAAAAGAAATGGCCGGGGCAACCCTCGCTTTGGGACCAATAGCTGGAACGATATTGATAAAAGATAGGAGCGAAAAGATAAAAGACGCAAATAAAAAGATAGTAGAACTAGAAAGACAATCTTAATACTAAAAGAAAGTATCATAAACCAATATTTATAAGATATGGCAAAAGTATCGCAAGTAGATTTACTTAGAAAATTGATAAAAGAAGAGGTGGTTAAAGCCATCCGTCAAGAAATGCCTTCCATTATTAAGGAGATCGCATCCTCTAACGTAGAAAAGCCGGTTATAAAAGAATCTAAGCAACCAAAAAAGGCTATACCAGGCACACTAAACACACAACCAGTGCGCCCTAAGCCCAACTTCTCTGGCAATCCTTTGGCCAATATGTTAAACGAGACCGCTATGACAATGGGTGACATGGACGATATGTCTTTTAACACTTCGGACATTGGCCCTGATTCAATAGGCGTAGACCCAACTAGTTTCTTTCAACCAAAACAAGTTGCCGTAGGAGACGTAAACGGTATGTTGGCAACAGCAAGACCTAGTTCGGATATAAGCATGGTACAAATAAACGAAGTTCCTGACTTTTCTGCTTTAATGAGTAAAATGATGGCTAAAGGACAAATATAATGGCATACGGACTAATGCAAATATCGCCCCTAGATTTAAGACCTTCCACTGGAATAGGTGTAAAGGTGCCATTTTCTGCAGACATAGCGTTCGCATCAGTGTATACCACTAAAGAACAAACCAAGTACAACTTAATTAACTTTCTTTTGACCGATAGAAGAGAGCGACCTTTTAATCCCACCTTTGGAGCAGGATTAAGATCAAGATTGTTCGAGCAAATCACTGAAGTTTCAATGGACGATTTAAAACAGTCCATAATAAGTCAAGTAGAAGCTAATTTTCAAAATGTAAAAATTTCAAAAATAGATATAATCGGAGATCCTGGTAGGAATTCCATAAATATAAAATTTAGTTATCGTCTAATTAACACAAGCGACACAGACGCCGTTTCAATTCAAATACAAAATGTATAAAGATGCCTAATCAGATAGACGTAAAATACCTAAACAAAGACTTTACCTCTTTCAAATCTGATTTGATTGAGTATGCCAAATCGTATTATCCTACGACCTACAATGACTTTAGCCAGCCAAGTCCTGGTACTATGTTTATTGAAATGGCCTCTTACGTTGGAGACGTAATGTCGTTTTACTTGGATAATCAACTACAAGAGACTTTTTTACAGTACGCAAAGCAAAAAAATAATTTGTACACCATGGCTTACATGATGGGTTACAGACCAAAAGTTACAAGCGCTGCTATAGTGGATCTAGATGTTTATCAACAAATACCATCAATTACGGTGTCAGGAAGCGTACTTCCAGATTTTACTTACTCTTTGACTATTGCCAGTGGAATGCAAGTTAAATCCAATATAGACAATTCTGTTCTTTTTTATTGCCCCGATAAGGTAGATTTTACCACGTCGTCCTCTTTGGATACCACCAATGTTTCAGTGTATACAATTAATGGAGCCGGAGCTCCACAATCTTACTTACTTCAAAAGAAAGCACAAGCTATATCTGGTCAGGTTAAAACTCAAACTTTTAGTTTTGGTACAGCTCAAAGATTTAATACCATTAATATTCAAGATTCCAATATTATTTCTATTTTAAAAGCTCAGGACAATAACGGCAATATTTGGTACGAAGTTCCTTATTTGGCTCAAGACTATATAATGAATCCCGTGCAAAATACAGCGGCGTCATATCCAAGTTTGTATCAATCCGCTAATCAAGTGCCCTACATGATTCAAAAGTTACAAGTTCCAAGAAGATTTGTAACAAGATTCAAGACCGACAATAGTTTACAAATAGAATTTGGATCGGGAATAAACTCTGTGGCTGATTCTGCGGTAATACCCAATCCAAATGCAGTAAGTATCGGCAACACAAACGGTCTTACTCTATTGAATACGGCCTACGATCCATCAAATTTTGTAACTACTCAGACATATGGCTTAGCTCCAAAAGATATC